AGCGAGTCAGGGTGGCTTTACTTTAAAAGGGTTGGTCACGACAAATTATATTTTGCAAGCGAGAAAACTAAGCGATTGTTTGGAGATAAGCCATGACAACAACAGTAGAAGAATGGTTAGCACAGGGCAACAAAATTACAGTGCTTCAGGGATTCTCGGAGATTGCCCCGAAGCAAAAATTTAACAATCGTGAAGTGAAGCTGCGTGGTCGAGCTAAAACACAAACGCAGATGCCAAGACTCAATGAAGAACAAGCGAAAGAATTAAGCGATTGGCTAGATGCGAAATTAGGTCGAACTTTGGATTTGGCGAATTACATGAATTGTTCGAGCACAAAGATAGGGTTAATCAAAAACCGTAAAACACCATGCTCTAAAACCCAATTTGAAATGATGAAAAAGGGAATGCGGGCAATTGAGGGCGTTAAGCATGAAAGCACATAAATTTGTAGCAGTACATGGTATTGAGAAAGCTAAAGCGGTTTTGGAGGGTGCGCCAGTAATGTACATCCTTATGTTCTTTGTTGGCTTGCTTACTCTCAATAATCCGCATCGCTTTGCTGTCGATGCGCTTAATGAAATGTCTTAAGGAGCCAGCCATGAGTGAGTTTAAAGGTGTTTGCATCGATTGTGGCTCTCCAGAGCTTTATTCAAATAGCGAAATAAGACAGCCAAGAATGTGTGTTGATTGCTATGCGGCAATGATTGGTTTTGCGCGGGTTGGGGGTTCTTTTGTGGATTCGGACACATTAGGCGACGACTTCCCCATAGAAAACCGCATTTCGCCAAATTGCAAATCGAGGGATGTTTGAGATGGATAAACCAATGACATTTAACGAATGGATGGGCAAGCAAGGCAATTTGGCTTTAGTTCATGCCAATTGCTGCCGTATTGCTTATGAGGCTGGTCAACAGTCACAGCAAGCGAAAGTGGAGGAGCTGCAAAAGCGGGTGGATGAAATGCAAAGAATCTCAAATGAAGAAGATATTGCTATTTCAAAACTCCACAACTATATCGCAAAGCTTCTTGAGGAAAACAAAGAACTTAAGGCTGAGAACAAGAAGATAGAGCAAGCGCTCAAGGGTGGTGAAGCGTGAATTTCATTCAGCAAAGTTGCAAACATTCATACCAGTACATCAGCTTTGAAGTCTATCAGTGCAAGTACTGCGGAAAATATAGCTGCATAGGATGGTGACCAATGACCACATTCAAAGAGGCTCAAATCATCATTGGCATAGACCCCGACTTAGAAAAGTCGGGAGTTGCAATACTTGGAAGTGATCTACAACTCAAGAATCTGACATTTAATGAAACTGTGGAGCTATTCAGAAATGAACAAGACAGCATTAAGAAGGTTGTGATTGAAGCGGGTTGGGAGAATAAGAAAGCCAATTTTAGAGTAGGTGGCAATCATTCAAGACAGGTCAATGAGCAGATTTCAAGACGAGTTGGGATGAATCATGCAACAGGGATCTTATTAGCTGAAATAGCACAAGCAATGGGTATTGCAGTTCTATTAGTCAAACCAACCAAATCAAAACTTGATGCGAAAGAATTTAACAAGATCACGGGTTGGCAAGGTCGGACGAATCAAGAGGTTCGGGATGCGGCTATGTTGGTCTATGGGATGAAATAAGGGGAAAGGCATGAATGCAGTAGTTGAAAAATTATCAAATCTTGAATGGGTTGGTCAGCAAATGAGAGCTAAAACAGCAAGCTATGAAGCATCTACTGCATCGACAGGAGAAAAGGCAGCAAACTGGGAAGATCGTTGCGGTGCTATTGCTTCAATTGAAGACGTGGCAACAAAGGCATATTGTGAATTACTGGTATGGGGTGATTATCGGGACAACACCATGGCATATCATATTTTACATCATCATCTAGCGGCGATTTTATATGAAACTTTAGCAAAGGATGTGCAGCGCGTAAGGTTTGACTTAAAGTCATTTGCTTTCAAGGTAGCAAAGATGGCTTTGTTCTTTAATTTGCGCGGAAACAATGTCTTGAAAGCCGAAGACAAGTTGATTTTTTTTGGTATTAAGGAAATGAAGGTTCAAACTTATTTGAAAGGTTATGCGTACCTTGAAAAGATGGTGGATATCGCCCTTGAAGATATGCGTGATGAAATTGATTATTACACTGATATCTATAGAAAAAATTTGAACAAAGCTTATTTGACAAAATAACGGTATATAAGGTAGTATTTTCCTATACTGGTCGTATTACACAGTAAAGTGACCAATTATAAAAAGCTCATAATCCGATGGGCTTTTTTGTTGTCTAAAGTTTATAAAGGTGCTTGTGACGTGCACAAGCGATCTGCCGAGGATCGAGTCATGAAAATTCGTTAGCTTTGAAAGCAACTTGGATTTGTGACGTTTACCAGAGAAATGATGAACTATAAGCGCAAACGGTGGGATGCAGAAACCAGCCGTATAAATCGGTTTGAATCCAATGTGATTTCGTCACACATTGAGTTAGCCTCAGAGCCTCAAATTGTGGGTGACTCCCCAACCAATGGAATTGAAAGACACAGAGCAGATCAATAGCTAACTTTAAAATGTTTGTCGTGTTGAGTAGCGGTAGATCAGATGCCGAGCTGATCAATATCGTAATCTAAGGCAAGGGTGTGTCAATTGTGCATACCTTTTTTTATGTCGCTAATTTAGAGAAGTGGGTGGGCACAAAGAGTATGTGGTAGGCAAATGATAAGATACCTCACACCACAGTAAAGGCTCTCTTTGCAAAGCTCATTTCATCTAAGTTAATAAGAACAAAGCAAACGTAGCTAAGAAATAAAGTAAATAATTGTTTTTAATAGGTAAATTAATGAAATTATTTCAGACAAACTTAGTTATTTTTAGTCATGTCGATTTGCGATGCAATAAAGCAAACGTAACTAAATGGTGTCGATATGGACGAAGAAGAACTCAAACAAATTGAAGAAGATTGTCAGCAGTTTAAGAACGTAATCAAAACGGTGTTTTATTTGGCTGTGATGTTATTTGCAGCTTATTTGGTTTGGTGTAATTGGTGATTGTATGGACTTAATCGAAGCAAAGAAGAATCTTGAATCATTGCATCAAGACAAAGAGAAACTAGAAAGTCTTAATCATCTCAATTCAACGTTTCAGTTCAAACAAGCATGTCAGCATCGTATTCACGATATAGACAAGCAGATCAATAACATTCAACACAATATCAAACGCTATGCGAGACCATAAAAGACTAGCAGCAATTAGAAAGCTGCCTTGTGTGGTATGCGGTAGATCGCCAGTGGACGCAGCCCATAGTAATCAGTCAAGTCACGGTAAAGGCATGGGTTTGAAAGCTTGTGATTCAAAGACAATCCCGCTTTGCAGGCAACACCATATCGAATACGACCAGCTCCTAACAATGACAAGAGAACAAGCGGTTATCTGGTTTGATGCAATGTTAGAAAAAACAGAGCGGATGCTTAATCTTAAAGATGGTGAGGTGTTTTGATGGAAAATAAACCAGAAGATGCAACCCACTTCTTTACTGCATTGGGTGGTCAAACAAGATTCTTCAAAATCGAAAACGGTAATCTAATGTGTTGGTACGAAGAACTAGGCGCTTGGAAATATCCGGCAGCTTCTAATTGGCTTATGAAGAATATAAAGGTGATTCCATGAGTAGTAGAAAAATTAGATCAGAACTCAAGAAGAAAGGAATTCCAGCTGAAGTTCATTGGGAATACATGTCTGATTGTTATGGCGGTGGTGGTGCTTACTTTATTGACATCGATACTGACACCGAAAACAAACTCTTGGATGCAGATCCTGAATGTGAGCCACAGCTTGATGTTGGGTATGCAGAAAGCCTTGAAGAAGCATTAGAGTTCATAGACCAGTTGCCTTCATTGAAATTAGTTTTTTAAGCCACCCTCGGGTGGTTTTTTATTGCGAGGTCAAAATGGAACCACGATTCGTCATCAAAAACCATTCTGACATCAACTATGTAATTGGCTATCTCAATAATAATCATGCAAAGGCTACGAACGAAGGGAAGCCCTTAGTCGTATTGATTGCACCTCAAGAGAAAGATCGTTCAAAAGCTCAAAACCGTTTGTACTGGATGTGGCTTAATCAATGGGCCAAGAAGCAGGGAACGGATAAAGACTACGAGCATCTGTTCTTTAAGAAGAACTTCCTATCAAAAATCTATGATCGTGATGACGTTGGCCAATACAAGAAAACATTCAAGGCTGTTAGAGAATTGAAGGATACTAAGCATCCGCTGTATCAAGATGTGGCAAATGGCCTTTGTGAGCTAATGAGCACTACAGATGCAAGTACAGCACAGTTCACTGAATACCTGAACGACATTCACGCCTTCTGCAACAAACAAGGGTGTTATTTGGAAACGCCTGATGATCTTAAGTATGTGTTGGAATAGTTAAGCAGCTAAGATATATTGTTATTTCTTTAATCATTACAAGAAGGAAAAACAATGTTTGTTCAACATGATGAGTATCTAATCAACACCTCAAATATTAACTAAATTAAATTAAATGAAAATGCTCTGAAGGTTTATGTATACGTTGGTCCTACTGGTGAAGGCAATGCTGGAGGAATGATTCCTCTAAGTTGTGAAGATGAAGCAGAATATGAAGAATTGATTGCTAAGTTAACTAAGTAAGAATGACCGCCCAAGTGGCGGTTTTTTAATGGGTGAGATTTATGGCGGAGTTAAAACTAACTCCGAAGCAAGAGAACTTTTGCCAATTGTTTATCGAATTGGGGAACGCTTCGGAGGCGTATCGACAAGCCTACGATGCGGATTCAATGAATGAAAACACGGTCAACCGTGAGGCTAAAAGATTACTTGAGAACCCCAAGATTACCACAAGGCTTGAGCTAATTAGAAAGGAACATCAAACCCGCCATAATTTGACTGTAGATGACTTACTTCAAGAATTAGAAGAAGCACGTAAAGCAGCTTTTGAAGGAGAGCGGGTTCAGGTGTCTGCGGCAGTTGCCGCAACAATGGGTAAAGCTAAGTTGCTAGGATTGGATAAGGTGAGTGAACTTCAAGTGAAGAAACAAGAGCTTGAAATAGCGAAACTCCAAAAAGAACTTAATCCAGAAGAAGATGAAGATGTAACCCCAGTACAGGTGACTATTCATGTTGTAGATGCGAGTAAAAAAGATGCCGAACATCAATCCAACACTGAATGTGCCTCAAGCTAACTTCTTACAATTACCAAATAAATTTAGAGCGTTCGTTGCCGGGTTTGGTTCAGGTAAAACATGGGTTGGTTGTTCAAGTCTTTGTGATAAGTCTTGGTCTTTCCCTAAAGTTCCGTTGGGTTACTTTGCTCCAACGTATCCGCAGATCCGGGATATTTTTTTTCCTACGATTGATGAAGTAGCTTTCGATTGGGGATTAAAGACAAAGATCTATGAATCAAATAAAGAAGTTGATCTTTACTATGGCCGCCAATATCGAAGCACAATTATTTGCCGATCAATGGAAAAGCCCAACACTATTGTAGGTTTTAAGATTGGTCATGCGCTGATTGATGAGCTTGATGTGATGACAAAGGTCAAGGCTCAACAAGCTTGGCGGAAGATCATTGCTCGTATGCGATATAAACAAGCTGGTTTGTTGAACGGTATTGATGTTGCAACAACGCCAGAGGGCTTTAAGTTCACTCATGAGCAATTTGTCAAAGAAGCAAACTTAAGCGATGCTAAGCGCGCACTTTACGGAATGATTCAAGCTTCAACTTACGACAATGAAGCCAATCTCCCTGATGACTACATTGCATCATTGTTTGAGTCTTATCCACCTCAATTGATTTCTGCTTACTTAAAAGGCCAGTTTGTTAACTTGACGAGCGGGGCAGTTTATCCAGACTTCGACCGAACCTTAAACCACACAGATGAAGAAATTAGACCTAATGAGGCTTTGCTCATTGGTATGGACTTTAACGTCTTAAAGATGGCTGCTGTGGTTTATGTGATTCGAGATGGCAAGCCAAGAGCTTTAGATGAGCTGGTAGGCGTTCGTGATACGCCAACTATGGCTGACCTTTTGATTGAAAGATTTCCTAATCATGAGATGACAATTATCCCTGATGCGGCAGGCCAAGCGACTTCATCGAAAAAGAGCAGCGAATCTGATCATGCAATCTTGAGGCAGAAGGGTTTAAGGGTGGAAGTAAATTCAACAAACCCGAACATTAAAGATCGTATCAATGCGGTAAATGCGCTGATCTTGAATGGGAATGGTGAGCGGACACTGTTGGTTAATACAAATAAGTGTCCAAGACTTACAGAGACCTTGGAACAGCAAGTTTATGACGATTTTGGAATGCCAGATAAGAAGTCTGGCTTGGATCATGTTGGAGATGCTGGCGGTTATCCACTTGCAAAACGCTTCCCAATCATTCGTCCTGCAAGATCACTAGATATAGGAATGGTTTACTAATGCCAGTTAATACTGAACATCAAGCTTATGCAGACATGAAAAAGCGTTGGAAAACTATCGACGATGTCTGTGATGGTTCTGCCACGGTTAAGAAGCGTGGCGAACTTTATTTACCAAAACCCAATGTATCGTCTGATTTAACGCAGAATGATCAATATTATTTGGCTTACTTAACCCGTGCTGTGTTTTATGAGATTTCTAAGGACACATTAAACAAGATGGTCGGCGTGGTATTTGCAGAGGATCCAACATTCGAACCAGATGGAATGGATTTTCTTAAATACGATACAGATGGTACGGGTAAGTCAATTTATCAAGTTGCACAATCTGCCTTGCAAGGTCAGCTTAAACATGCACGTGGTGGTTTATTTGTTGATTATCCAACTACTGACGGCAATGTGTCTGTGCAGCAGGCAGAGAGCTTAGGCATTCGGCCAACGATCGTTTTTTATGAATCGTTGAGTATTATCAATTGGAGTCTAAAGCGAGTTGGTTCGGTCTATAAGCCTGAACTTATTGTCTTGCATGAGAAGACTACGGAAAAGGATCCAGAAGACGAATTCTCTAAGAAAGAAATCAATATTTATCGCGTACTTCGACTTGATGAAAACAATGAATATAACGTTCAAGTTTATACAGATAAGTCAGGAGAACTACAGGGCGGGGATATCTTTTATCCAACGAATTCATTAGGCCAAAGATGGAATGAAATTCCTTTTATTCCTTTGGGGTCTTTGGCTAATGATTGGAATATTGACCCGATCCCATTAGAACCAATTGTCACTATGAACTTGGCCCATTATCAAAACAGCGCAAGCTATGAAGAGATGGTATTTATCTGTGGACAAGCTCAGCCAGTTATTAATGAACTTGATGAAGGTTGGCGTGACTGGTTGCAGAAAAATGGAGTTCGCTTAGGTTCTAAGAATCCTTTAATGCTTCCGAAAGGCTCATCATTTGACTACAAGCAAGTCACTGAAAGCACCTTAGCAAAACAGGCTATGGATGCTAAAGAAAAGTACATGCAGGCCATGGGTGCCAAGATTCTTGAGACGGAACAAGTCAATAAAACGGCTACTCAATCAAATAATGAAAAACTTGCTCAGTACAGCGTCCTTTCTTTGTGTGTGGCCAATACTAATGAGGCGATGGAATATGCGCTTAAATGGTGTGCTGCATATTATGGAAGCGGATCTAAAGCGAAACTCACAATTAAGCAAGATTTTGCTAAAGGTAAGATTGACCTTGATACCCTTAAGTTCTATTGGGAAATGGTGCTTGCCAATCGCATGAGTATGGAAACCTTCCATGAGTTGCTAACTACTGGGAAAGTTCCAGAAATTAGCTATGAGGATGAGCAAACACGTATAGAAAGCGAGTCAGTCAATAGACCTATGGTGGTTTAAATCGCAGGAGTGACAAATGAACGTCCAGTTGTCACAACAAGCTCTACTTGATGCCCTGGTATCACATCAGGCCTATCTTTATCGGCTCTCTTCAACTGAAATCAATAATCTCCTAACACAATTTGATTCGCTCTCTAGTGAGATGCTTTCAAAGTTAAGAGATTTGTTAGATGACTTGAGTGACGCTGAAAAGACTGCATTGATGGCAGCGCAATACACAACACCTGCTTTGAAAGAAGTTAGAACATTGGTTCAGACTTGGCAGGCAAGTGTAGCGTCAGGATTGCTTGAGAGCTTCACTGTAAGCGCTACTGCATTAGCGGTGTATGAAGCTACATATCAGGCTAAAACCCTCGCTAATCGCAAAATAGAACCAAATGGAAAGACGCTATTCAACAAGGCAAAGAAAACGCCTTTAAGCGGTGGTGTGCTGCTTGATTACCTATTCGAGAAGATCGCAGACGATGCAAAAGTTCGGGTAGAGCAAACTATTCGAGACGGCTTATCTAAAGGTCAGACAAACCAGCAAATTGTTCAGCGGATTAAGGGTAAGAAAGCACTTAATTACCAAGATGGCTTGCTTGATCAGAGCAGAAACCAGATTTCTACAATGGTTCGCACAGCTAGAAGTCATGTTTCTAATGTTGCATTGAATGAAACGTATCAATCCATTGGTGTTGAATATGTAAAGTTCATTGCCACACTAGATAGCCGTACTTCTAAAATCTGTATGGGTTACTCGGACAAGGTTTACAGGAAGGATGAGCCTCATCCGGTACCGCCACTTCATCCAAACTGTAGATCGATTCTAGTTCCTGTTGCAAATCCGTCAGGTAAAACGATTGGGATGCGGCCATTCAACAATAAAGTGAATGGTGATGGTGAAATAGGCGTTGTGGATTCAAATACAACTTTTAAAGGTTGGTTTGATAAACAAGATGCGGCTTTTCAAAAGTCTTGGCTTGGGCCGTCGCGATACAAACTATTCAAAGAGGGTAAGTACTCATTGGATAAGTTTGTGGATCCGCTAACAGGTCAACCATTCACGCTTGCAGAACTAAAAAAGCTTGATGAAGAAATGTTTAAGAGGTTGGGATTATGATCATTGATTTAACAGGCGAAGGCTCATTAGAGCTTTCAAGACTTTCAACGCGAAGTAAGTTCAGATTGCGCCGATGGCTTAGAAGAATTAACAAGCCTACCAAATAAATTAAACCATAGCACCTTCGGGTGCTTTTTTATTGCCCGCAGTTTGTGACTGCAAAACCGCTCAGGGAGCAAAACATGAAATACAAACTCGATAGCCTAGAGGGCTTATCTGATGAAATTAAAGCACTTTATGAAGAAAAAGATGGTGCATTTTATTTAAAAGTTGAAGGTTTGCCGCAGCAAGATAATTCAGAACTGGATGGGCTGAAGAAGAAAGTTGAAGAACTTCTTGGTGAAAAGAAATCTGCTCAACAAAAACAACGCGAAGCCGAAGAGAAAGCTCAACGCGAAGCTGAAGAAGCAGCCCGTAAAAAAGGTGACGTTGCTGCAATTGAAGCATCTTGGAAAGCCAAGCTTGAGCAAGCAGAAGCAAAACATGCGGAAGCAACCAAAGCATTGCAAGACCAAGTCTACAAATTAACTGTCGGGCAAACAGCACAAGCATTAGCAAGTGAGCTTTCAATCAAAGGCTCGGAGGCAGTTTTGCTTCCACATATTACTAACCGTCTTCAGGTTGAAACTGATGAAAACGGTGAGGTCAAAGTACGTGTACTAGATTCGCAGGGCAAACCTAGTGCTTTAAGTATTGATGACCTCAAAAAAGAGTTTCGCAGCAACGTGGCATTTAAGCCATTAATTGTTGCATCAAATGCGTCAGGAAGTGGGGCTTCTGGCGGTGGTTCGGGTGGTGGAGCTACCAAGAAACCAAGTGAAATGACCACGCAAGAGCGCTTGGAATTCCAAAAGAATGACCCTCAAGGGTTCCAAGCAGCAGTAGCGAATGGTGACTTTAATAATTAATTATTGGGAGTAACTCCATGCCTTCTTTAGTAGAAGTATTTAACCGTGACGTAGTTTTATCTTATCTACGTCCAAATCCTGTGGCAGTTTCGCCACTCGTGCAGTCAGGTGCATTCGTATCTGATGAATCTTTACGTCCTTTGCTTACAAGTGGTTCATCAACATTCGTCGTTCCATACATCAACGGTGTAGACGGCAATGTTGAACAGAACTATGGCAACACCATTTTGACTGATATCGCAATGCCTCGCACGATTGATGCAGGTGAAATGCAAGGCCGCGTTGCTTATATGAACGAAGGCTTTCTTGAGTCTGTTCTTGGGCAGTATTTATCGAAGGTCAATTCACTTGAGCTTATTGGTGGAATGCTGAATAAGTATTGGCAACAAGCTGCCGAAAACCGTGCTCTAGCAACAGTAATTGGCTTGCGTAACTATGACCAGGCGAACGGCAAGCGATTCACTACTGACATCTCTGCTTCAACAGCAACAGATGCTTCACGTTGGTCAGTAGATGCCTACATTGATGCGGAAAGCACAATGAATGCTTCATTACGTGGACGTGGTGTGATGTTCGTGCATTCACGTATTGCTGCGAAGATGCGTAAACAGCAATTACTTGAACAAGTGACCACAAGTGATAACTTGCCACCAATCACCGTTTACAACGGGCGCGCAGTCATTGAAACAGATACCAATACGCAAATTGGCACAGGCGCAAACGCTAAGTTCATCACGATTCTTGCAGGTCCACGCGCATTTGCATATGACTCTGTTCCCGGTCCAAAAGATTTGAAGGTTGAAGAAACACAATCAACTGGTAATGGTGCTGGTCATGAAATCCTTTGGACGCGTCGCAACATGTTGATCCATCCGCAAGGTTTTAGCTTCATTGCACCTAAAGACACTTTAACTGGTGGTACAGAGCGTGAGTCTTTAAGCGCTTCTTGGGCTGATTTGCAGAAGGCAGCTAACTGGGAACTTGTAACCAAACCAGAAGACACCTCAATCCGCTTCCTAATTACTAACCTTTAAGGAGAGCAGTCATGGCTGAGAAGCAACCAGACTACAAATACCAATACCCAACAGACCGCCGATATGCTGATGATGCAACTGACACATTAGCTGCTGGCACCATGTTTGACCCTGCCAAAACAGCGGGTGACTATGGCATTAAGGACCCAGAAGTAGCAGTTCCTGTGCCAGAAGCACCGCTGAATGGTGGTGCATAACTAAAGCAGGGCGGCTTTCGGGCCGTCCTTCTTAATTAGATTTTTAGGATTAAGCTATGAACTATGTAACAGTCGAAAGTGTGACTCAAAAGCTAGGGCCTGACTGGTGGGGAACTGGTGATCCGGTTATTGCTGTGATGCAGGCTAATGCGTGGCTTAATGCTAGAAATTTACCAGACTATCCAGAAGGTGAAGTGCCAGATGCGATTCTTACGGCTGGCGCTTACTTAGCAAAACTGGCAGCAGCAGGGCAACTCTACACAACTAAAGAAGGTGTAGTAGCATCCAAAACAGTCTCTGCACAGTCTGGCACGTCGGTAAGCAAGACCTATGTTGCAGGCAAGGAAGAATCAGTCAGTGGCGATATGCAATTCATCCTTGACCTTCTAGAACCATTCTTCAGCGAGAAGTATCACATCAACACTTATGTTATTACGGAGTAAGCCATGGGAATGCGTGATGAGATTCAGCAAGAACTTGGCGCTGCCTTTGATGCTGAAGATGAACTGGCAGGCGCGGTTGATTCCTTTACCTGTACTCGAAAGAAGCTAACTAGTTCTAATCCAGCTACTGGTGAAGATACTTACACCGAATACGTCTATAGCGGTAGAGGCGTCCTATTTGGCTCTTATTTAAAAGATTTGGTGAAGCCTATAGATTACCGCGCCACAGACTCTAAGGCCGTGCTACTGCAAAATGAAGTAAAAGATGCAGCGGGTACTTTAGTTGAGCCAGATGTTAATGATATTTGGGTGATTGAAGGCGGTAATTATCGAGTTGTGAGCTACGGAAAAGATCCATCGTCAAGTGTGTGGACTTGTCAGTTAAGGAAAGTCTAATGTGGAAGGTTGTTAAATATCATGATTCAGTTCATGTAATGCCAATTGATGATCTTATTGAGCATCAACAGGAAGATTGCGAATGCTTTCCTGTATATAAGGATGGCGTGTATGTTCATAATTCAAAAGATGGTAGGGAATTAACAGAGCAATTGCCGAGGTGTTAGATGGGATGGAGCAGCAAACCAAGTGCCTTCACTAAAACAATTGAAGCCGACCTTACCAAAAAACAGAAAGATATTGTCATTGATGCCTTAGGTGGAGTTGTATTAGCCAGTCCTGTAGACACGGGAGCCTATAGAGCATCACACAGGGTTAGCATTAACCAGACCGACCAATCATTCAATGAGGCTGAGAAAGACAAGGGTGGTGGCTCAACCATAAGCAATGGCACAAGCGTTTTATCTCGTTTAGTACCTTACTCGACAGTCTATATCCAAACTAATGCGCCTTATGCCAAAAAAATAGAGTTCGGTGGATTTACTTCAATTCCTGAAACTGAAAAAACATCAGGTGGTTATTCCAAGCAAGCACCTCAAGGTGTTTATGGTTTAACGTTTAGCTATATTGCTCAGAAATACGGTGGTTAAAATGGCAATGACTCTAGATCAAGCACGACAAGCCATTATCTCTAGGGCAATGGCATTTACTGGGATTGAGCAAAATCGTATTCAATACCCTAATGGCCCATTGATTACTATTCCTGTAGATGGACTTTGGTGTGACTTAAATATTCTATGGGGCAGTTCTATCATTGCTGGTGTAGGTGATACTCCTTGCACCAGAAGAACAGGGGTTATTTCAATTAATTGCCTTGCAAGACCTCAAACTAATGAGGCTGATATAACAAAACTCGCTGATGCTTGGTTAGCTCATTTTGAATATTTTAAGAGCGGTCAGTTAGAAATGCTCCAAGGTCAAGTGCAGAACCTCGGCAGTAATGGGGACTTCATTCAGTACAACATTTCAATAAATTATCGCGTCAATTAACGAATTTAATTTTTAAACGAACCTGTCCTTAGCGGCAGGTTTTTTTATGCCTGAAATTCAGGCGAACACTGGCTAGAACGACGGTTCGAAAAGCACGTTTCCATGTTCAACGTGCCTGCCAGTTTCTTTTTTTGAGCATGATCAGGAGAATGCTATGAATATGGTAGCGCAACCGCAGACTGTATTTTTTCACAATACTCAATTATCAATTGTCGAATACAACAACCAGCCTTATGTGCCAATGAAATTGGTTGTCGAAGGTATGGGTTTGGATTGGAAAAGCCAATACCGAAAGATTGCTAAGAAGTTTAAAACCTGCATGGTCAAAATGACCATTCAGCTATTTGGTGATAGTCAAAGCCGCGAAGTGGTTATGTTGCCACTCAGAAAGCTACCAGCTTGGCTTTATTCAGTAGAGCCCAACAAAGTAAAACCAGAACTTCGAGATACCGTCATCAAATACCAAGAAGAATGTGATGATGTGCTCTGGAACCACTGGACGGGTAAATTGAATGCTAGACACAAAGCTTTTGATGAGCTAAATGCAATTGATATGGATGAAAAAATCTCAAAGGCAAAAGCCACGCTACACAGCCATGGATTACATCTACGCAAAGCCGAAAAGAAAACCAATAAGCAGAAGCGTCAAGACTGGATTAATAAGAATACCCTATTGCTTAATTTTGGTGAGGAGGGTCTAGCATGAATCCAATTACAGATAATGCATACCTTATTTTTGCGTGCAAGCGGGTGAGCGATGGCGACCTAGAGGCGGATTTCATTATTGACGGCATTGTTTATGTTGTTGTGGCAGCATCAAAGGCTAACATACTTAACCTTGCTGAAAAGCAGGAAGAAATAGAGGTTAAATTCCCAAAACATAAAATCATCGTGACACAGCGACCATTGTTCAACTTAATTGAAACACTGGATCAGCTTGAGCAATTGGAAGCTGCAATGATTGCAGATGGCGATCTGATTGATAACAAGCCTACTGGTCGAATCGTTGATGCATTTGATTGGAATAAAAAGCATGACGGAGCAAGACAGCGCGGTCACTGCTAAAGAGAAATTTAAATATCCAACGCCCTCAATTCGAGGGCTTTTTAATGCCCGAAAATTAAGGAGAACTTAGATGAGTTCTGGTGCACGTCAGCTAACACAAATAGCTAAAGAAACAACAATTGGTGTTACGCCAAGCCCATTTGACCGTCAAACATTTGAATTCACCGAAAACGGATTGGATGCAACTGTAAGTAAAGAGAATTCAAACTCTATTACCAGTGGTCGTCTTGCTCGATCATCAATGATTACTGGCGCTGAATATGCTGGCGATTTAACTTGTGAAGCTAAATACAGTCCATTGATTCAAGACTTAATGGCCGCAGCCGCTTTCAATAATTGGGATAACAATGTTCTGACGTTTGGCGGAAATGCGCGTCAAACATTTAGTGTGCTCCGCGGTTTCACTGATGTAAATGACTACCACATCTTTAAAGGCGCGCACGTAAACACCTTTGGAATTGATATTCCAGAGCAGGGCTTAATCACCATGACTTTCGGGTTAATGGCTCTAGGTCGTTTGGGTGCAACTACTCCTCCATTGGGCACAGTAACGCCAGCCGATGACAATCCTAAAATGTCTAATATCTCTGTAGGGGATATTTTGATTGATGGTGTTTCT